GATAGGTTGGTCTCGCTTAGGTGCAAGATTTATTTCTTGTATCTAGCGGTACTGACCCACTAGAAGTTGGTAAACCTTCGAGGCTTGGTTATGGACTTTAATTAAATATTAAAGTATCATCGGATTGTTTGTATTACAAAGCTCGATGCTACAGAAATGGCTATCCCTTCAATAATTGGAGAGATAAGTCATTCAGGTAGTCAAGTCGGTGCATGGTGAGTTAAAATCAATGTAGGAACTGCCTTAACTAATACTCAAAGAGTATAAGGAAAGTTCAGAACCTCTCTAACAATAATTAATTGTCAGAATTGATGATAACCTGCCTCTCAACCAAGGTTGGGAAGCATACCAATGTATCGAATGAAGCCTTCAATAGGAACATAAGCAGTAGCCAGGGAGTATCAAATGATACCCGTAGCTATATCAAATCAATAAGTACCATTATGAGCTAAACCGATAAAATCGGGAATAGCAGATAAATGGTTTAAAGAAAAGATAGTGATAAAACTTATAGCGTAAGCTGATAAGATTTTAACACCTACTATAAAATATTCCATAGTGAATGCTCATCAAGTTGGAACACTCCCAGTTAACGATACGCAATAATTCGACAATGTAACGATCATTACTGTACTAAAGAATAGTAAAGTAGATCCTACAAAGAAGAATAAAGGTAAAGTTATGCTTCAATTAAGTATTCGTCTAACCGTAACTTGTGAAGCAGCCTGAATGGCTGCTCTACCTGATACTATGTTAAATCATCTATTTAATCTAGCAATTCTAGGAGAAAATTGTCCCAAAAATGCGAATAATCTCATTGATTAAAATAAATTTAGTTTATTGTCCGATCAAAGAGTTGTCTTTAGTAAAACCCTTACTCAGTGATTAAATCTCTTAATAGAAGCTTTACTTTCTTTCCCGGAAAAGATTCCAGGGTTAAGAGGAGGTAAAGCTCTAGAAGGAGATACTAAATCCTGAGCTGACATACTGCTAGATACTTCTAGAGCTCAAAATAATTTTTGAGCTGCAGCAAGGATCGTAGCAGTAGCAGATTTATATTCGGTAGTAAAGCCGTATGGAGGGATAGGTCATCATGGCATTGTAACAATGTCATGATACTTACCAAGGTACGACTGAGCAAATTTTAAACCAGAAATCATGTCAGCATAATTGCTCAAATATTTGAGCATTCTGCTTTCATTAATTGAAAGTTTAATTTTTGCTAAATCCGATTCTGCTTGCCCATGAAATAAAGGCAAGTCAGCAACCATTTTCAGCTCGATATAAAAATGATGAAAATCATCTCTATCTCGTTTAACTCTTACCAGGAGTACTCCAATTTCATGGTATAAAAATTTTATTATACTTTTGAAAAGAAGATCTTGTTCCGCTGCGTTTCACGTCAATCAATGCCCTCTTAAAATATATAATTTTAATAAGGCTATTGGTGTCTGTGGAACTCTTTTGATAAGTTGAAGTAACTTCATCTTAGCATTGGACAATTTCTTTGGAGTAACCTGGTATCCGAAACCAAGAAATCTGATTAAATTTAGGTCAGAAAGATTATACTTTCTTTGAATTTCTAGAGCACTAGCTAAGGACCCATGGGATGCCTTAGCTTCTTTTAGAGGAAATGGACTAACGTCTACTCCTTTAAAAATAGTTCTCTTAGCAAATTCAAGACCTAAACCCTCAGGAGATAAAACGGATTTAGCTAATCCAAGTTTTACACCTAAAGTTCTCATAATTTCTTGATACTGTCTTGCAACAGGAGCGTTTCAAATTACGATATCATCACCCAGTACTGCGTACTGAGTGAATAACTCGTTCTTTTTAACCACTCCTGCTTGTCAGGCCGCAAAACATACTATAAAATGGTGTGTAATTGCTAGCATGGCTCAACTAGATAGAGCCCCCATTGGCTGACCTACAGCATATCTTAATCTAGAAGGAAGCGCAGTTAAATAACTGTACTTTCTTTCAGACTGGTATCTAGAGATATCAAAATCTCTATCTACCATAAGAGTAGCTCAGGCAGAAGCAAACTTTTTCCCGAATAGGGAAGCAAGTAATGCCTCTTGAAGTCAAAGGGGAAGTCTATCAGTAGCTGAGGATAGATCTAATGAAGCGATGTAAGGTTTTTCGTCTCAGGGGATTCGTTTTAACGGATCCAGCTGATCGAAAGTCCCATCACATAGGGCCATCTTCAAAACCTTAAAAAGGTAATTATGAAGACCACTAAGT